CCTCATTGACACTTGGAAGGTTCTTGTCGCCAAAGCGGCTCACGGTGGAGACACATTGCCGAATCAGATATTGGGCAAGCCGCTGATCTCACCGTCACCCTCAGTCTGCACGCATTCGTTTCTGTTCTTCCACATTGGCTCACGAAAGGCTGCCGCCAGTCTCCAGTCCTACTACACGACGCGCTTTTTTCGCTTCCTCGTTTCTCAGCGAAAGATCACTCAAGATGCCTCGCACTCCACTTACACTTGGGTGCCGATCCAGAAATGGGATCGTACTTGGACGGACGACGAGCTTTACGAGAAATACGACATTACAAAAAAGGAGCAGGCATACATCGAATCCCAGGTCCGGGAGATGAACCTCGCCGACACCGACGATGAGTAAACCAATCGAAGACATCCTTTAAGCTATCACCTTACTACTTCTATTTTTTCTAGTAAAAGATTTCTACGACTGCGGTTTGTATTCTGAGGACTGTGTCCCACAGCGGCAATTTATCGACGATGCACCAATGTGGGAATACCCACCAATGCCATCGGAAGAGTTAGAAGACACCCCCTATCCGCCTTATGAGGAAGGCTCCTTCGCAAGCCTTAAATCAATTCCCTCCTGTATATAACTATTCATAGACCTTTTAGTTATTTTTGAGAGTGCGAGAAGCTTTAGGTATTGCTCTCTGGTGATGTTTGTTGTCCTAACTATTTTTTTGTGATTAGGCATCTTGCACACGTAAGGCCACGAAAATATTCCTTAACTGTCACTTGCATTTTTCTATAACACCTGGGGCAGAAGTATATCATTTATTTTCCCGCTTTCTTTTTTGATAGCCACCGTTGCTACCATCATCCCAAGCCAGAGCTGTATCGGAAAGTGGAGCGGGTAGTACGCGGCAGCAGTAACAAGCCACGCAACCCCTGCAGCTAACCATAGTATTTTTTTTCGAAGCCTATAAAACACGTACCCGATGGCAATTCCCCACAAAACAAATCCGACAAACCCCAATTCGAACAGGGTTTGTAATACGTCGGAATGCATCCACACAAAGTAATCAGTTACCCCTCCGTTTATTTGCTGCAGCACTGGACCTAATACGTAAAATGATCCATTCCCTGCGCCAAATAGCCAGTTAATATTTTCCCTCCAGTAGTTAAAAAATATTTTCCACTGCATAAGCCTGTCACCGGGGCTTAAGAGCTTTTGGACAAGAAGCACCGGCACACACGTAAGGACAAGTAAAAAACCCGCGACACCACGCCCCTCCCTGGAATGAAAAAAGAAGAAAACAATTAACGCTACAATTACTGCAAGAATAGGAGTGCTCGTGCTGTGCAATACATAGCTGTAAGCCATAAGCCCCAGCCCACCAACAACAGATAGAAGCCGCATCCAGAATTTTGGCAACAACCCTATAAATGGAAACGTAATGGCAATGATACACAGATTCATCGATGGATTTACCGTAAGCCCACTAACCCAATCACCAGTTAAGTTAAGCGGCAGAAGCCATATCGTTAAGACGACATTTACAAAACATATCCACGCAAACCAAACCTCTTTTGGCTTTACTTTTTCCATGATAAAAACTGCAAAGATAAAAGTTGCTAGCGCTTCGTAATGGTGGAGGACAAGAGTAACATTTGTTTTAGCCGCAAATGGTTCGTAGAGAGTTACGTACTGGATAGCCCATAGACTATTTACGACGGTATAAATGCTAGCCGTGACAAAGCTCCAATGAAATATTTTAAATAAGTGCTTGCCGTATAACCATACGGCTAAGAGAGTTGCGATGTTCCAATAAAAAGCGAAGTAATTAAAATCCATTATGGAATAAAAACAATATTACCGCTTCTTGTCATCCTAATTTGTAGGTGAATCCAGCGCGGGGTTGAGGATTTATCTTCTATGTACAACCCTAATTCTGCAATCAGACTAAGATTATCCACGCACCAATTATAGATGGGATGGCCCAAATCATAAATATCCGCAGCCTCTCCTGTTCTATGTGCAGAATTAATATTTTTCGGATTTATTCTTTCTTGCTCTTCCAATGTTCTAAACCCGCTATTTACCGTAAATGGCAATCCACATTCGTGTTCCAAGTCTGTCAGTATTGATGCAAGCTGTTCTAAGTTGATATCTTGCACGTCATTAAGAGGGTGATTTTTCGGGTTCAAATCACTTGCCGTCATCGGTCTACCACTGATAGCTTTCTAACGTTGGACCAATCAATTAATTTTGTGAAGATGCGAAACATAGAGCCTTGCCGGTCTGTTGGGTACGCCTCATACACAGCACAGCAAGTAGCGTTAAGGCTACTCATCTCGGCGGTATCGCGCCAACAAACCCGCTTACCGCATCCGCACTTCATGAACAAAAGATTTTCTTTAGGGATGTAGATGTCAGAAGAATCAATTGTAAGGGATAGGGAAATCCACATAGGAATATTGTCGCATGGATAAAGAGATACCGCCACTATGGGAACATCAAAGAGAAGTCATTGCAAGGGCAAAGTATCCCGACTGTTTTGCGCTTTTAATGGAAATGGGAACAGGAAAGACCCGAAGCGTTATAGAGATAGTGAAAGACAAGGTCCAGCAGAATAAAGGTAAACCCTATAACGTACTCGTTATCTGCCCACCCGTTCTAATCCTCCAATGGAAGAGGGAATTTGAGCGCTTTACCGACATAGACAAGGGCCTAATCATAGCCATGAATGGTACCGGAAACGACAAAGCAAACGAGGTAAGACTCGTAAACACGTCCGTGAAGCTAGATAAGCATAGAAGGTTTGTAGTTATTACAAATTACGAATCTCTTTTTAACGTTGTGTTATTTGAATTCTTTAAGCGCTTTACCGAGGTGCTTATCGTCGATGAATCCACGCGCTGTAAGAACCACGCGGCAAGACGTACAAAGGCATGTATAAAACTAGGCGATATTGCAAAGTATAGATACATCCTAACCGGCACACCGATACTAAACTCTCAATTAGATATTTTCTCACAGTTTAGAATTCTGGATAAGGGAGCGGCGTTTGGAAAAGACTTTTTCCATTTTAGAGCAATGTATTTTCAGGATAAAAACTCTAGCTGGAAAGGCGGTAAGGGCTACTTTCCAGACTTCCAGCCAAAGCCGGATACAAACCAAAGGATACAAGACAAAATCCGACCGCTCTCATACCGAATCACAAAGGCTGAATGCATGGACCTTCCTGCACTCGTAAGGGAGGAAATATTTGTCGAGCTGAGCCAATCACAGCGCAAGCAATACGACTCAATGAAAAACCACCTCATCGCTTTCTTGCAAGATGACAAGGTGGATAGAGCGTGTGTGGCAGAATTGGCGCTTACTAAATGTATCCGCTTACAGCAAATCGTTTCGGGCTTTATGAAGTTTGACGACGATAGCGAGAAATCATTCCTAGAGTTTCCAAAGTTAATAGCACTAAAAGACTTACTCACGGACATAGCCCCAGTGCATAAGGTAATCGTCTGGGCGATTTATAAGAGAAATTACAGCGACATAAAAGCCGCTTGCACCGAGCTTGGGTTTCAAACGGCAGAATTGCACGGTGGCATAAGTGACAAAGACGCTGAGGTAAAAAGGTTTATGACCGATCCTACATGCAGGGTGATGATAGCATCTCCAGCAGCGGGAGGCGTTGGCCTAAATCTAACCTGTGCAAGTTATTGCATCTTTTACTCTAGGGGCTTTTCACTAGAGGCTGACTTGCAGGCAGAAGCCAGAAACCATAGGGGCGGAAGTACGGAAGCGCTGCAGTATATGGGCGAAAATATAAAGGTTACTCGCATTGATTTACTAATAAAAGATTCAATTGACGAACTGATAGTACTCGCTATAAAAAATAAGCTATCAACTAGCGAAGCAATTCTTGGAATGCTTAGGGAGAAATTAAAATGACACTAGAAGAAGCGGCAAGTTTAGATGAGTCCTTACCTACATGGGGGCTTGAAGAAAAAGCAATAGACGAAGTAACGATAAAAGACTTAGAGAATTTATGTGAGCAAACCGCAATACATGAGAGAAAAATCCTGCAGCTGCAAGAACAGTTAGATACAGAGGCAGAAGGAAAGGGTGTAAAGCTTGAAACAATTAGACGATATATTACCCATTTTGGAAAAACCAATTACCAATCAGCCTTTGGACTTGTCGAAATGCGTTCCAGATTATCTGTCAAAGTACCTCAGTCAGTGGAAGACAAAAAAGCATTATTCGCCTATCTCGATGGGAAGGGAGCAGAGCTTGGGTGGGAATACTTTTCAATTAACAGCCAGAGATTAAACTCTATGTACAAGCAGGAATCAGAAATAGCCAAAGAAGAAGGTAGGGATTGCAAAATTCCTGGCGTCGTGGATGCATCTGAGTTTTCTACAATTCATTTTAAAATTAAAAAATAAGGAGCCCTAATGACAACTGAAATAATTAAACAAGAAGCAAATTTACCAGCAACAGCAGGCTGGGGCATTGAAGAAATCACAGCCCGGTTCTTTCAACCGGGGAAGCTCCGTCTATATAATTTTGGAACAGACGAAGTAAAAAAGGAAACCAGGAAAGCGGGAGAAATTGTAGATTCCAATTCCGGCGATGTTGTCGCAGGTCGCGGTACCGGAATGCCGTTTGTGCTTTGCTACTTTCTAAAAGAATGGCACGACCATTGTAAGGCAGCAGGGGAAACGGAATACGGCTTTAAGGGCAAAACTCCTGATAGCGCCACAACCCTAAACTATAAGAACTTTGAAGAGTGGACAACGCCAGAGGGCGAGTGGAGACGCTACGAGACGAATCAATTATTTATACTTCCAACATCACAGCTTAGCGGTATTCCGTACATCTTAACGTGTAAAAAGAGCAATCTTAAACACTCCGCAAGGTTGTTCTCATCCATTAAAGCTAATTGTAACACTCTCGCCGATAATGTTTATATGCTAGACACTATGATGGAGCGCTATGAGGATCATGATTATTACGTTTATTCGTTTAAGCGCGGTGAAAAGGCTACGCCAGAGCAGAATAAGGCTGCTGGTGAATGGTTCCAAAAGTTATCTAAACTTTCTAAAACTGCGTTAACTGAAACCGCAGACAACACGGATGATGCGGTACCATTTTAATGACTCAGTCATTAATGTTAGATATTGAGACATTAGGGCAATCCCCCGACGCTGTAGTATTAAGTGCCGGGGCAGTGTCTTTTAACCGAGACGGAATAACCGATAAAAAGGAATGGTTTTTAGAGGTAGAGCCACAAATAAAACTAGGCCGAAAGATTGATTACGCGACACTGCAGTGGTGGAACAAGCAATCAGACGAAGCTAGGGCTATTTTCCAGAGGCAGAACACAGTTAATATAACGTATTTTTGCCACGAACTAGCAACCTTCTTTACCACTAACTGCGGGAAAGATGGGCGTGTGTGGGGCAACGGCGCAAGCTTTGACATGCCTATTATTGAAAGCTTAATCAAGGACAATAAGATGACGGTCCCATGGAGTTACTGGCGGCACAGGTGCTTTCGCACTATAAAGGGAATGTTTCCTCTAGACGTTCCTTTTGAGGGCATAAAACACGGGGCATTGCCTGACGCTTTACACCAGGCTAAATACTTAGTAAGACTTTTTAGTGAAAGGCCCGAATTAGACAAATGAAAAAAACAGAAATCCTATTTACCAGAGTCACAAAACCAAACATCAAGTACCTAGATGAGTTGTCATCTGCCACAAAGATGTCTCGCGCTGCGTGTCTTGACGAGATGCTTAACTATATGAGAACAAGTATGGAAATACCATTTATAGTTAAGAAGATTGCAAAAAGACGAAACGAAATTCCGGAAGCGGTTTGACGCCTTTGTATCCACACTTAAAAATACCTATGCGCTTTCCGTACAGCAGCAAACCATTTGCGGTGATCCGGATAAAATCTTATGTATTAACGGATTTTTTATTGCTGTCGAACTCAAGGCTTCTGAAGAATCCAGAGTTTCGAAGCTGCAGACCTACAAGCTACAAAAGATTGTGGATGCTGGGGGTTTCGGTCTTGTGTGCCATCCTCAAAACTTTTCTAAAACCAAAGAAGTACTTACTACATTCTCGGAGATGACAAATGGTAAAGCTGACTTGGAAAATATTAGCTAATCAAGACGCTGTGCTTGGGCTTAATAAACTATACAATTGCGACAAGATGCCATTTCCTGAGACGTATACGGCGGGAAGAATTGCAGACGCCTGTAAGTCACAAATGCAAAAGGCGCATGAACTGAATATGAATATCCTTCGCAAATGGGCTAAAAAGGACGAAAAAGGTGAGCTTTTACAACCTGCAAATGGTGAGTACCACTTCGAAGAGGGCAATAAGGCGAAGTACGAGAATGAATTAACCCAGCTTTCTGATAATTCCTTTGAGATAAAAGGAAACAAAATCCATGTAAGTAAAATCCCCGCCGCATTACTTACTGGCGCTGAAGCTATCGCACTTACGGATATTTTAGACGGAATAGACTCTCTAAATTAGGACATTACCTTTCCGCAGTGGGGGCATTCTTTTCCGTATTTCTTTTTGTCATCTTTCGCTATTTCCGGTTCCTTTAGGGTATCTCCCATTGGGGTTGGGCCATCTCCTCCCATTGCTTTACTTAGTTTTCTAAGGTCTGCAACTGATTTTACTTTTTTCATGCTATTCCTCTCTTCTTGATTTGCCTGGGTTTAAATTCATCTCGTCTGCAGCGGAACGCAAATCGCCAATGCTTGTATACGTGTTTGCTATTTTTTTAGAGTGCGCCATAACATTTTTATAAAGCGCATCGTTATCTTGAATCTTCTGCGCTTCTATTAAAAGGTTTGCTGCATACTCCAAATCACTCTCATCGGGTGACTCGACCTCAGATACTTTGTAGATTTGTTCTTCTGTCATTTTGTTTTCCTTTCGCCCATCTTTTCCCAGATGTTTTTAATCCCAACAGATGCCCCTAATGCTGGCGTGGAAATAGCATCAATTGCTTTCCCAGTTTTATATGCTCCGTACCCTGGATAGGTATAAAACCCAGGCATTTTTGCAACTTTACCAAATTGTTTTGCTGCAAATGCAGTTGGGTCTAGCGCCGCTAGGACCGCATCCACTTCTGTTATCCCGTGTTTGCTTGCCTCTACCAAATCTTTTCTAGCTGCATCTGGGAGCATTGATAGCATACTGGATATATTTGCATTCTCTTTTGCTAACTTCGTCCCATGTCCGGGGATCGCTAATTCTGCAAGCCTCTCCGACTCAGTTTTGTAACCACCGGCAAGAGCTTTCTTGTACTGGCTTCCCGCATCAGTGCTAAATGCTTTAAAGGCCTCGTCTGATATCGTTTGCCCTGTGGCTGTTTTTGCTCTTAGAAGCTCTTCAATCGTTGGCCCTGGGACAGCGGCAATTCCAGGTATTTGTTTTTCAACCTCTGTTATGAATGGTTTCCCAGTCTGCGGGTTGAACAAAGTAGAAGGCACTTTAGATACGGAAATACTAGGGGCCACAGCCGGAGCTTCTCTGTACGACATTCGTCTAGCTAGGTCAGATTCTAGATGTGGAACAGCGTCCTGTGTTTCCGGCGAAATACGCATATGCTTCTTAAGGCTCTCAATAACATTTCCCCCAGGGCCTAGTGGTTTTACCGCACTACCGCGGGTCCCAGTTGCCGACACGTCTGCGACTGTGCCCGCTCTTTTTAAGCCTTCTTGCTCTAATATTTTCTCAGCCCCTTCAAGTTTTCCACCAGCCGTAAACGGGACCTGGTTATTTTCTAGGAATAGCTGTGATGGCGCTACTTTGTCAGCCTGTCTTGCAATTGCATCATCTCTTTTAAATCCATTTTTAAAAAACGATTCTCCGCCCTCTTTTAATATTTTCCCTAAAGCTTTTTTTGCTAAAACTGTTGCCCCAACATCGCTAACAATATCACCAGTAAATCCGATTACATCTGCCCCGGTAAATTCGGGGCCGGTTTCCGGAGCATATCTTCCGAATTTACTTAGGTCCATACTTACGTCTATGGGTAATTTGTATTTTCCAAAATCCCTACTGGTATATCTTTTTAAATATTCCTTTGTGCTAGGGGCGTCGCCAACAAGGGCTCTGCCAAAATCTTCAGCTGGAGTTACAGGCCCTCTTTTATTTACGAGTGCGGCCAATTGTCCCATCGGGCTATAAGCAGCAGCGGTCCTTGCAACCCCACCAGCAAAACCCAAAGTTCTTTTAGCTAGCTCGCCCATGATTCCGATGTCTCCAGAATAAGACATTGGGTCACTCTTAAAGTTTACTGGCTTTCCTCCCATAGCCTGAAGCTCTGCCGTCGTATAACGTTTTGGTTGCGCGGCCTCTACTGGCACCGCTCCCATAGCCTGAAGCTCTGCTAGTGTGTATTTTCTTCCCATTAGTCGGACGCCTCCACCATTTCACCGCTAGGCAAGCGGAACATTTTTTTAGTGGCTGTGGTAGCTCTATCACCCGGACTTAACTGACTCTCCACTTGCCTAAACATCATGTCGCCAGATTCGCCATCATTAAATAACGGCGCATAAGACTTAGAGCTTTTGTAAATTCCACGCTTTTGTTTTAAAAGGTCACCGTATATCGTATTAATATTTCCTTTGGCTAGGGCCATAAGTTCTTTTAATTTAGCTAAGTATTCTGGAGGCATTTCCGCTGTTGGGGTGGAGCTAAAATATGCCCTGACCCTAGCGGCGTCTCCGTAAATATTTTTAGGCATAATCCTACTGATGTCATTGTCTGTCAGTACGCCTTTTTCACCAGATACACCTCTAGCAAATTGAGAGAAAACAGAGTTTATTGTCTGATAATCACCGGTCTCGAACGCTCTTTCTAGTAGCCCGAATTGCTCCTCTTTAGCAGCGCGTGGTTTTATAACAGACTTATCCAAGTCGTCGGCCAGTCTATTTTCCTTCTTTAGCATATCGCTATCGGTTTTTCTGGCGTCAGTTTTAGATTGTCTATATACCATCTCAGCTAATTTGCTTCCCTCCCCAATGCCAGCCATTTTAGTGAGGTTATCCACAATGGTATCTCTTTGCTTCTGAGACATGTTTTGGAATTCTGCGAGGGACTTAATTTTCTCGCCCTGGTCTTGCGGTTTTGCGTACCCGCTAGCTAGTTTACTTCCAGTCCAAGTATCAGTGAGCGCCATGAGAGGTGACAAGTCTGTTTGCACTGGCCTGTCGTTATACCCACGCATTAAGTCTTGCAGCTGCCCAATCGAACCCTCTTGCTGTTTGGAAAGTTCCATCGCTTTTTTCTGTGTGTAGAGTTGCTCCGGTGTTTTTCTAAACATTGCAAGGATTGGATCTACTTCAGGTTTCCCTGGTGGTATTTCCGGTGGTATTTCCGGTGGATTTACAGCCGTTGCAAGTTGCGCTTCTGCCGCAATGTCTCGTGACATTGGGGGTGGCGCCATAGGGGGAATCCGGGAGGAGAAAATGCTGTAGTCCACAGGCATTTGCCTCTCTGCTAACTCAGGCGGCATTCCAGACATCTCAATTAATTTATCTGGTGACATGCCTTTTGCTAGTAGGCTTTGCAGCTGTTCATTAGTTAGTGCCATAAACCCTCTTGTTTCTACTCAATCCATCAATCCTTTTTTGTTCCACGAAAAGCCACTTGGATACCGAGATGTTCCCCCCATCCCCATCCCTCCACCACTATAGGCGTCCGCGCCGCCCGGCATGCCAGCCCAAATAGCCCCGCCTCCGCCACCACGATTAAGATAACCAGCCTGTGCGTCCTGAAATTTTCTTGCGGAATCGGCGTTAGAAATACTTTGCCCTAGTGCTGCTCCTGTCATTGCTCCCTGTAGTCCGGATCCCCACGGGTCTGCCTCCTGTACTGATCCTGGAGTCATGCCAGTCCAAGGGGAATAGCGTGCGGTTTCTGCCGCTAGCGCTCTTTTTTTGTCAGCCTTTGGCTCGTCAATCAACTTACCCTTAGCAAACCCAACCCCACCAAGAACCCCTGCTGCTATCAATCCACCAAGTGGCATATTATTCTCCTAAAGATTTGACCATAAAGGTCTGGTTTCTTTTTGTTGCAACAAATCCTAATTCTGCATAGCGCTTTTCCAATGATTCACATGGGGCAATACATAGTAAGTTTTTATACCCCATCTTCTTAGCAAGGTCTGCGACGTGGTCCCAAAGTAACTTTACAGCTTCTTTTCTGCCGTGGGCTCTTATATCCGGATTAGAGACAAGCCCTGCGCTCCATGCAACCCACGGCGTATTAAACGTAATCAAAGAAAGGCAAAGCCATGGTTTATCAATAGGCGCCTCTAAGATGTACGTGAACTGAGAAATTAGTTCTTCCGGTGGAATGGGCTCGCCGTGAAATTTCCACCAGCTACAAATCATCTCGTAGTCTTTATCTGTGTATTTGCGGATATTCATTTCTTTACAATTTTTTCCAACGCCGAGTATGGCTTTTTTGTAACAGGCTTATTATTTAACATATTTCCGAATGACCTATCAGTTGCCATTTACATGCTCCAGTAAAATATCGCCGTTCCTGTTTTTAACCCCAATAATTTTAAACCCTGTTTTCATCGCAAATTTTAACATCGCAAAATTATCATTCTTCACATAAAAGCAAACGTTCTTATAATCCTTTTTCAAAAACTCAATTCCAGCTACATAGCTTTTAAACGCAAGTACTGAATCTTTTGTTCCTGGAAAACACCCACCGAATTGGAGGTAGATGGTTTCGCTGTCCAATTCTTTACATGTGGTATAGCCAAGCGGAAAATCATCATCATTTGTAACAAGCAAAGCAAAATCAACCCGCTCACGACCGACTGGCTTGACCTCAGAGAAACATATTCTGTGGGCTTCTTCTGACATTGATTTCCACGCATACTTTTCAACCTTTACCACCTTCAAGTTATTTTCCGCCGCTACTAGCCGTAGCGTCTGCCTGCTTACCGGCAGCCCAGCCCCTCATTTGCTCTTGGTAGTTTCCAAACTTCCCAAGGTCTTGTAGCTTTGTGCGCTCTAGTGCTGCGCCAATATTTTTCGTATCTATTCCGGTTGCGTAGTCTCGGTTAGAGAGTCCCAAAGTAGTGTCGTAGTTTGCGGCGCCTAGCTCTTGGTTTGGTTGCGCTGATAAAAGATTTATCCTATTCTGCTCAGCAGTAGTTTCAATGCCTAACCTAGCCGCGGCGTCTTGCCTTGCCATTTCCTGCTTACCGCTAGATAGGTCGCTTCCGGCACCGCGAATGAGTCTTTCTCTTGCGGAATTTGTAAGCCCGCCACTGCTTGCTAGTTGTGACATTCCAGAAAGTCTTTGGGCATCGGCGCCACGAACGCCCTTATCCCTAGCATCGGCAGATACAATGTCCTGTCTTCCCTTTTGCAGTTTTTCCCAAAGCGAAGTACCTGGAGCAGCTATGGCTTCTCCTCTAAGTTTTGTCAGCGCTGAGGTATCAAGAGTGCTCTTGATGTCGGCGCCCTTTTTAATTTGAAACTGTTCTTTGAGTAGCCCTGTTGGTCCAAGTAGGTTTTGATACTCCGGCATTACTGGTCTTGCGTTAGCAGCGGCAGCTCCTTCAAATCCGGTACCAACACCCTCTTTTGCGTTAGCTTCTTTTACTAGGTCGCCCTGGTCAGTCCATCCCTGCGCCCCGTACTCTCCCATGCGTTCCACCGGGACGCGCATTACTGTTCCGCCTCTTTGTAAAGAAACTGTGGCCATAATATCTCCTAGTAAGTATTCCAGCGGTCAGAGTACGCATCTTCATAAAAGCTTAAGTCCGGCTCCACTAGAGTATTTTCATCTGGGACCATTTCTTGAAGCGTCTCCACCATCAATTGTTTTTGTATAAGCAATTGCTGCATCGCTAGCTGCAGGTTCGGATTTCCCATCTTCTCATAAATTCTAACCTTACAATGTTGCAGTAAAAAGTTAACCGACTCTGGCAACTCGCAAACATTTGTTGCGGCAGTGCTGGTTGTCATCGTCGTCAGATTTCGGATATACCACATTGTTAGAAACGCACCGGACTCTGCAGGAGTTGGATAAAGGCGCATGCGCATGTTGTTGGCAGTGCCGGTAGTAGTAAGCAGCTGGTACTTATAATCTTCACCAGCTTGGAAGTAGGGCGTTTCTCTCAAATTCCTGATGCGAATAATCTCATACTTTTTTTCTCCGTTGACATAGAAAAGTGCTTTTATCTTAGAGGCGTAAATATTTGTGGGTAGCACGTAGTCCTCGGTACCGGATACGAGGGTAATCGTCGAGGGGGTTAGAAAATAATCAGCCTCTAGCCCTAGTGTGTGTACCAACGCCTCAGCGTCATTAAGCGCCTCGTTGATATAACCGAGAAGCTCTGTCTCACCATTGATAAAGTCCAAGTCTTGAATATCCAAATCATTCAGCAACTTTGTCTTTATATCTGAATAGGTAAAGAGTTGCACTAAACACGTCCCCCAATTTTTAAACGCCCTATGAGGGCGCGCACAGTACAAGCAGAGCTAACTGTAACATTTAAATTTGTGGAGTCGAATAAATCGTAATGCCAGATTACACCCGCATCCCCTATTATAGCAGTCTGTAAGATGTCTTTAGGAGTAAATTTTAGTCGGTGCGGTATTTTTATATTGTCTTCCGCCTGAGTAAAAACAAACTCAAAAACCTCCCACTCCCCCGAGAAAAGAGTGAATTTTCTTAGAAAATCCCTGATGCTCTGCAACACGTCCCGTACTATCGGATCCTTAACTCCAGAAAGTTCGTACTCTATTTGTGGCATTAGGCATTCCCCCCGGTTTCCCCTCGGTAAACCGTCTGGTGTTGGCCCAGCAGTGCATTTGCGAGCGTATAGGAAAGAAGGCTTAATTGTTCCCCTTTTCGGTATCCTTTAATAACCCACGCAGAGGCGCTTGCGGTGACAGATAGGTTACTTGCATCCGAGAACGTAAGAACAGTGGCGGAATTGCGGGTTAGGATCTGAAAATCTTTTGTGTAAGAATCGGCAGCAAAGCTGACATGGTAATTTACAATATCGGTTGGTAAGGATTGTGTAACATCTGTGAGTGTAAGCGTTTTTGCACTATCTGAAATGTTACCCGTTCCAAAAGTGTCTGAGTTAATAATGATTGTGTACGCATTCGTTATTTGGATTTGTTTGTAAACCATACGCAAATTTCCAGCTGGGAAAAGTCTGAGTTCTCGTATTAGAGCGTTTACGTTCCATAGATACTCAATGCTTCCAGAATTCCAGAGTATGTTTGGGTCGCCCCAGGTAATGCCGCCGCGTTTGCGAATTGGCTTTAAAGCTTTAAACAGCCCTGAGTCTTCGTTATTAGAATTAATCTGTACCGTCACGTCGCCAACATTTTTGGCTTGTAACGTGATGGACGGGACAAACTTAAAATTAGTGACTGTTCCAAAAGAAGTTGCGAAAGATTTGTAGTTGTAAATAACCTGATTGGTTGGCCATGTGCTTGGGTTAGTAGCGGTGTTAATATCCGGGTCCGTAAACGTATTATCATTAAACTTAAAAAGGTATCCCCTGGTGTCTGCAATTACAAAAGTTCTTATGGCAGAAGCGTTAGTATAAAACTCTACGTCGGTAGGGCTCCAGCTGTCAGTGTTTGAAAATTTGGTAAACGTAGATTCCGGAGAAAGAGCTGTTGGAAAGTTAAGGTCTAGTACCCATAACTTATTATTATCCGCATTTGTAGTCTTGTCTGCAACACACCAATAGACCCTGTTTTCAGCAGAGTCGTAACGCCCTGAAATTTTTTGTTCATACGCGGCTAGAGAAACAAGCTCTTTATAACTCTCCACATGATGGACATCTATCGGAGAAACCCTATACCCATCAGTAAAATAAAACTGGTCAATACCTGCAAATACCAATCCGCCAGGAATTTGCACCATTGATAGATTTGAAACAGTTCCCTTGGTTCTGGAAATTTCCCGCGACTGTACGGTTCCCCTTCCTAACTCGTCAAAGATACCTTCGAGACGATACGTTCTATCTCGCCCGCAAATAATCGGGTAAAGGCCAACGGAATTTAATCCGGTGATTGGTATCTCAACATCATCGCCCAAAGATTCCGGGCAGTGGTCAGGGGAACCAGGGACAGATTGCCTAAACCTTGTGGGATAGTTTACGGAGCCTTCTTTGACGTTTGCAAAAATGGTTGTGTTATTTACAACGTGAATAAATTTTGCTCTTGGGGGAGTGTCGTGGTCTAGAGCCCCGCCATTAGTATAGATTGTAGGATTATCAACAAGGACAGCGTCAGTAACAGTATCAGAAAAGCTCGTTGTGCCATTAGTAACCCTCCCAACGTAGTAAAAAACAGTCCCGGCGTTTTCTGTGCGATATACGTCACACGTAATAGTTGCAGTGTCGTAACAACGAGTTGAGCCGTTAGATATTGCAGGAATAGAAGAAACCGTTTTTGTTCCGGTTGAGAGTAAAAGCCCGCTTATTTCAAGTGTTGCGCCTTGTACTTCAAAAGTAACTGTCCCAACAGTGTAAGTGTGCCGATAGTGAAGCTTATAAAGATAATTTCCGGTTCCTACAGTGCCAGTAACCTCTGGTGTTTGTACGACTGTAACTAATCTGTCGCCGCCAGTAGTGTGTGCTGCCGCATCGTTATCGTGACGATTATACTGCGTTCTTAAATCGGCAAGTTTAGTAATACACTCTTGGGTAGTTGTTGGCGCCACTGTCGAGGTTAGTGCGCCTGCGGCTCCAGCGGCCTGGTGGTAACTACCGGCTCCGCTTGCGTCGTCTAAATCATGTGCAGCAAAATCAGTTAATAACTCTGTGACGAGTGTAACCAGTGTATCAAAATCATAGGATGTAGCAGCAACAATTGCATTCGTGGTATCGGCTGCAGTGTGCTTAGACGTGATATCTGCAATGTGGAGGTTGTACGCAGTTTTAATCGCGTTTGCTAAATCAACAGCGCCCTCTAAATCAAGCGAAGGGAGTCCGGCTGTATTTACTCTCCATGTATTTGAGGAATCTTTATAAACTTTTATTGGGTCAGCAAAACTATCAGACACCATGTAAACATGGTTCTTCCACCTAGAATCTGAAATGTAATTCGTTGTGGCGTTTGAAGAAAATGCGGGGTTAGAATCTACGGGGCCGACCAAGGTCTGGTATGTAGAATTTATGTAGTACAGCGCACGCGCCGATTGAACAAACAATTCAGTTTGCGGGTGAAAAATAAGTCTGCCTATTCGCTGATTTCCAGCGGGGATTTGGTAGGCGGTGGAGTCGTATATTAAAGTTCCAGAGCGAGATAGAATCTTTTTATTTTTTTGTATTAGGAAGTTTTCAAATGTCTGACCCTGATTTATTGGAGCATCCAGATAATTATCTGAAAAACCACCACTAAAATCCAATACCTCTAACGGTGGGGAGAAATCATAGGGCATTGTTTAGTTTCCGATTCGTTCAATGCAAACATAATTTGAGTTTGTATCGGTTGAGGTGTTATGTGCGCTTGCTCCAGCACTTCTTGAAATCATTAATTTGAGAAGCGTTCCAGCCACACAGCTCACGATGTCGGAGCCCTTAACAACTCTTTGTGTGTTTTGCACGGTTTCATTTATGATATACGCAATATTTGAATAGTTGCTGCCATCTTTATATAATTGCAAAACAGTTGAATTTGAGCCAACAACGCCTGTGTTAGTCGCCTCCTCTGTAGACGCCGTGACCCGGTATTTACCGCTGGAAGGGCAAGTAAACGTACCTCCAGACATGGCATTGTGACTATCAAAAGTTTTTGTGTCATAGGCAATAACTGTTGCTGTAGTGGTTACTGCCTGAGCTGCACTCATTGTATATCTAGCATTTACACTTTCGCTTACTGCAATTGCTGATGGGCCGGTAAGTCTGAAAATAGACATGTTACTATTTGCCGAAACGTCTATTGTTCCATCAGCCCCGATGTGAATAAGCTGCCCCGCGGTTACTTTTACTATTCCGGCAAATGTTCCATTCGATGACGCTGGTATTAATCCTAAGAACGCACCGGCTACCGCATCAACGTAAACAGAAATGTTTCTACCTCCAGCAGTAGAGCTTTGTAGTGCTCCTTGGATTTGGTAGTAACCCGAGACTGGCACAGTGTACTTACCAGTGCTATTCGAATAAGCCGAATGGGTATCGCTACCAACAGTTGGGAAAATGATTGGGTTATTTACTGTAGCAGAGGCCGCGTCACCCGATACCACCGCTGCCACGACTCGCGTATCAGTATCGTTACTCATCAAAACCGTGCTTGAAAAACCTGCTACGGGAACAGTTGCAAAGAACGCGAATGCTTCGCTGTTAGAGTGAGCGCCGGTGCCGGTGGCTTTGGTAAGCCCACTAGTTCCTGAGGCTTGCTGTCCTATTGTCACATAGGTTACGCTGGGCTCAATTAATATGTCATTTATCTGCGCCCCAGCGCCGCCTCTTACTGCATACCCACATAGAGAGGCAGTTCCGTCTATTCTTGTAGAATCAGCGGAAGTCATTCCAGTTGGGAGACTAATCCTTAATTCAGAGCTAGATACGGTTCCCGCACTGAATCTCCCTTTTAAATCTACCGAGTCGCCTACTCTTCTATAATAGAAAGTTGCACTGGTTACAGTTCCAAACCCTTGTGTACTTGCAGGTGTGTATGCAACCCAATCACTAATAGGAGCGCCGTACAATTGGATCTGTGGCCCCACGACTACGTTATCTATACGAAGCGTGTAGGCAACGGCGCTCACGGTAGATGTGTGGATGATTAATCTATATTGCAAGGGCGCTACTGGCGAAGCTGCTTTTACATTTGTCTGAAATGTGCCTGTAAATTTGTTTGGAAGTGTTCCGTTACCTTGGAGCTGATACGGGGACACTGGGATAAGGACCAAATTGTCCATGTCATAAATCCACACGGCCATATCAGCTAAGCTACCAACAACCATTCCACTTGAAGCTATGTAGTCGAAAGATACGTTTAGAACCTTGGCTTGGTCGGCGGCTGAAATTGTGAATGGGTAAGAGAACCCTTCACCCTGTCTGTTCGCTGCGGATTTAGTCCATAGTAAATTCTTTGTGCCGCGAAGGGTTGTATCTGAGCTTGCAACGAAAGTGCTTACCGCTGTTCCATCAACGCCATTTACTGGCGTTGTACCAGCGGCATCGAGATATGTTACCCATCCGCTAGGGAGTGCTGCTGCAACATCACCCTCGGCGTCTGGGTTTAAGATGTAGTTTATTGAACCACCACCACCAGAGCCAATCTCTGTTAAAATGACTCCGTCATCTTTATATAGTTTGTCTACATCTGAGGCATAAACTATTACGCCTTCTTTTCTTGTGAGAGCGGCTAGTGTTGCAAGAGATGCTTTCGGTACGGTAATACGAGATGAGTTTGAAGCTGTTCCGCCGTCGATATCTTTGTTAGTGAATACTTCCACCCCGGCAATAGTTGCTAGTGTTCCAGTAGCAGGGAATGTGAGCGAAGAATTATCTTGAGCCGAGCCGCCGCGAGACTTAGCAAGCGTTGCTTCCCCAGCTAATTCCCCGTTTGCGTCGGCATAAATTACGTGAGCAGCTGTGAGAGCTGCGTTATTTGCTAGCTGCCCACCAGTGTCAGCAACTATAACCCGATGAAACGTTAGCGCCGCATTTTCACTCATCACTCCAGCGGAAGTATTTGCGAGAACCCTATAAGCTGTTCCAGTTGCTATTTTTGTTCTTGCAATTGCAGCAGAGGAAAGAATTGCCGCATTTCCAAGTTGGGGGGAATTTGTGCCGTTATGGTCGTGAGCATCGAGTTGGGTGATGTTGCCTTCTAGGGCGACAAACCAAACACTACCTTTATCCCCAGTGACAGGAAGCTTTAATCCATACGTTAAAGTAGTTGCAATAAGGCACTAACCTTTCTTTAAATCTTGTGGTTGCGGTGTAATTTGTAGTTGGTTTCTAACCATAGCAATCGCGATCTTTTTAGAAACAGAATTGCTTACTTTCGAGTTGTTTAAATCTTTTATTAGTTGTTCGATGATAGCAACTACTTCGCTTGGGATTTTTGGGAACTTAGTAATAACCCAAGGGAGACCTACTTTAATTGCTACCTGAATTATTAAATTCAGTAACCATACTGGGATTGATGGCATGCTCGCCTCCAAAGTGGCTCATTGAGTTTTGGTGCAACAAAGTTATCAACCAGATACTCCACGCCCATGGCTATCGGCGCACAAAATAAAAAGCCAGTGCCCCAAGTAAATCCAACACAAGCAAAGAAGCTAGTCCAATAAGAAACAACGGGGCCAAGGCCACGATAACCGTTTGCCTCATCATGTACGAAATGCCTTGCGTATTCATCTACGTCTACCTCATCTATGCATTTTATAACAACTGGGAGTGCATAGTTTATTGTAATTAAATCGTCTAGTCTTAGCAGATGCATAGCTTGCTTACCAAGAGTGAGTTCAAGCATTGCGGTCTTTTCGGCGAGCCACTTGCTAAGTGGCCTATGGTCGCCGATACCCCTATTAAGTAAATAGCCAGACCATTGATTCTCCCATTCTTTTAAAAGCTGGGTGCCTTCTGCTATGTGTCCGGTGCGCTTTAGCTTATAAACAGCTAAGCGAATAATCGCGTTTAAAGTGTCGTCTGTTTTCTTAAGTAAAAGCCCAGAGCGAATCTCATTTTCAAATTTAGCGGCCATTCGCTCGGTGCGAGCTGATATTTCATACTCCCCTGAATTCATCACAGGCTCCTCTTCTGTCGGTGGGTAACAGACAGCGAGGGAGCACTGCAATGAAAGAATTAATAGTAATTTCATGCTAAAAGCGCCTTTACCTTAAAGACAAGAGCACTGCCTTTTTCTATAAGCGCAAGCTCTTCAACGACGAGTGCCGCTAGTTCTTGCAGAATATCGACAGCCTCAGAAAGCTTCACCTGCACGGCTTGATTCTGCAAATGGAGGCCAGCTTTTAGTACGGCTTCCAGTTCGTCGCTTTCCGCAGCGCTTAGGTCTAGCAATTCCGCTTTTACAGCGGCGTAATCTAACTTTACCAAGTCTTGAGCCGCCCCAATAACTGGGAATAGGGCAATCAAACCCTGCTTGTGCGCGAACGCACTAACAGCATTAAGAATCTTTACCGAATCAGCTACTAGTACCTTTAATTTTTCTACTCCTAATTTTTCACTCATTTCCTTGATTCCTTTGTTGTTTCAAGTTTCCACTCAATACGTGAAAGCCTGCCGTTAATTTCAATAACTAATTTATTATACTCTTCTTGTTTTTGCCACAATCGCTCTATCGCAACATTGCTTTCCATTACTTGTGCGTAAACATTAGTAAGCCATATTGCCCCGCCGCCAATTGCAATTATAGCTATGCCAAGCGGTACAAATGTACTTTCGGTAAGCGCCTTCATATTTTTAATGCCTCGACTAGAAACTATTCGAGAACGTATTCAATCCAGAGATTGATTTTTCCAGCAGTGGCCGCCTCGGACCCGATCCGGACTTTTAGTGTCGCTTCACTCGCTAGCTTAATCATCGTACCAACAGTTCCAACCGGTAAGCAAACGATCGGAGTTGTGGTCGTATAAGAAGCAACAACGGTTGCTGCTTTTAAGTCTGCGACAGCTTTTGAGCTAAACGCCATGCTTGCAGAGCTTGTAGAAGACGTTGGCTGTGTGGCAACGCTGATTAGGCAATCGCGAATAATTGCGCCAGTAGGAAGCGTTACCGCAACACCTTCTGCATCTTTTAGCGTGATGTCAGTATTTGCGGCTCCGCCCGATACGGCAAAGTCCCAAACAGCCTTCACACCGAAAGGCCCGTTTCCTAAATATGTTCCAACAGCATACTTTCTGTTTAAAGAACTTGCTCTGTTAAGTTCATACCCACCGCCAGAGCTGGTGATAGCTGCCGCCCCAAAAATTTGGGCTGTGGCAAGTAAAGCCAATAAAATCTTTTTCATCTTTCCTCCAAAATTGTTTAGTCCAGGTGGGGGCCGAAAGGCCCCCATATGGGAATTAATTAGTAGCTAACGCTGTAGAGAATACCGCAATAGCTAGGACGTAACAGCACCAAATCGCCAAAAAGGCAAACATCAACGATGTACTGGTAGCCAGCCGCGTTACGCACTTCGAAATACTCTGTTCCATCTGGGCTTACGCGCTTGCGGAAGAACCCGTTGGAGTAGATTTTTAGAGCGCGCATATCCAGAAATAGAATTGCATCGTCATTCTGCTCCTGAATTCCAACAACAGTAAGTGAACCGGCTACACCGAAGATTTCAATCTCGGTCCATCCGTACACGTTCACCTTTGTTGATTTTTGGTCAATATGGTAAGCGCCCTTTTGTGTCTCAAGGAGCTTCATGATGCTTCCTAAGTGCTTATAGGAAACAACGACCTTATTTGGATTTCCTTTCCCGAAATTCTTGACCCGTGTGTAATGGTCAAAAATGGAATCTAGGATATTTGCCGCAGTGATAGTAGCGCCAGAGCTTGCGATTGACTGCAAGTATGGAGCTGCCGTTTTGGTTTTTCCATAAAGAGTGGAAGAACCAGAAACACCACCGGAAGTTACGCCACTCGGAAGCAATGAAGCTTTCAAGCTGGTAAATCCAGCAGCGGCAGAGCCTACTAGGGAGAATGCCGCACCTTCTGCAACTGAATACGCAGAAACGTTAGCAGCAGCACCGCCGCGAGTCGCGGAAACGGTAATCTTTGACGTGTTCATGTTGATTGCTGTGACGTAGTAGTTGGCTACAGCCGTTCCACTATCCGTAAGAGCTACCTTTTGTGCAAGGGTAAATCTTTCAGGGTGGTCAACAACCATAATTCCGGTTGCAGCGTCAGTTGCATCCGTTACAACTGCAAAGCTCCCGCCGTTTAGGAATTGCAAAGAAACAACTTGTTTCATTGCTTCCATGAAATCATCAATCGCATCTGGGAGAATTTTTAAAAAATTTTGCTCAGATAATTTTTCATGTTCCATCAGGTCGCGATGATTGAAAATCATCGAGCCCCAGCACTCTGGCTGAGTTGTGATTTCCCCACGCAAATGGTCATCTTCGGAAATGTCCGTCGCTGCCGCAAGGTTACCCATCTGTATAGACGAGGCACCTTGTGATTTGAAGGGGATAACGAGTGGGCCGCCCTTCCATGAATTGTCTTTTTCCACGGTTGATAAAATCCAATCGCGTTTAATCATTTCCTCTTTTAAAAGAGCATTTGGAAGATAGTCATTTAGCATCGCGCTAAAGCTTCTATCTGTTGCAGTCGTTGCCATCTTAGCCTCCTAAGAACACACGTATGACCGTGGTTATAAAGTTTTGTTTTTAAATCCAGAAAGTGCCGAGATTATCCCGACAGTTCCGCGCTGATTTTTTTTAAATCTGCTATCGACCTTGGTTGTTTACCCACGAAGGAAACCGCTTTTCCTTGCACGCGGGGTATTACAGGTAACGGTTTTTCTTGGCCTGGTTGCTGCGAATGTTGGGTTCCCATTTCAGTGGGATTTACCATTCCAGTGTACCGAGACATAACTGCCGCAATTGCGTCTGCAACAGAAATATCTTTGCCATTAACCTTCCACTCATAGATTCCGCGTTCTCTGACTTCCTCTTTAAAGGCGCCGGGAGCTTTCCTGGCGTCATCGAACGCTTTCATAAATGAGCTTACCTCGGGTCTTTGTAGGCTAGTGTCCAGCTCTAAGATTCTTGCATGAATCTCTTGCGCTTGGGTCCTGGCTTCCAACTGCTGGAATTGCTTTTCCAGTGTTAGGTTCCGTCTCCGAGTCTCTTCATACTGATTGTAAACCTGTTGTTGCTCCGGGGGAAGTTCCATTTTCTTGATTTTATCAAGCATCCACTGAGCGACCTTCTCTTCCGGCAACTTTAAACGGTCAAAAAAGGCCCCTAAATCCTTGTCTTTCAGGTCCAAAACCTCGTTAATTGTATCGTTTAACTGCTGATAATTCTGCTCTGCAACCGGGTATTTGGCCTTTAAATCGTCGTATTTCGGCTTAATAGCCTCTAATCCATAGGCATCTGCGTACAGTTTTCGTACTTTTTCTTCAGATTCTTTATCTTTTATAGAGCTGCGAATGAATTCGTCGAATTCTTGGTCCTTATCATTAACTTTGTACTTAAAATTAGGAGTGTAAGATGGAAGTTCCGGTGTTTTTGCTTCCACTTCTGCTGGTTTTGAAACAATTACTTCTGTATTTTGTGTTTCTGTCGACGCATTTCCAATTTCAGTCCCCTTTTCTTCGGGACTCGTTTCAATTATTTCATCCGGCATTAGTTACTCCTATATTGTGGAGGCACTTGCCCAGGTTGCTCCATTTGTGGTTGTTGCTGCGCCATCGCAGCAATTTCAGAAAGTGAATCTTGGGTTAAGCCCTTAACCCCTTCCATAAAAGTTCCTTGGTCGGCTAATTTCTTTATCACCCACTGAATTGCGTCAGCAGGAATGGTTGCGCGCTTAGAACCCATAGGATTATTTGGGTCTGGAACGTAGTAATCACATTTCACAGAGCCACCAGAGGTAGGAATCATTCCAGCTTGTGCTGCTTGCAGCTCTTGCGCTTCAATTGAGATTGCCTGTTCGTGCTCTTTAATCTTTTGGTCGTAAACTTGCTTTACCTTAGGCTCTTTAAACTGAAAGTCTGGCTGCTTTACCCTATTTGTCATAGCGGCGAGTAAGTATTTATGGTCCTCGTACTTATTTGGCTGCGGGTACTCACCCCTATCCATTGCAAGAATGTCATTCTGTGAGTTGTCCCAGTCTGCTGTAAATTCTTGCAGCATTTTCTCCTTTGAAAGATACGGAGATAGCCTAATAAACTTTCCAACGTCTTTTTTGTCTAAGTTTGCACCAATATACTGGATGATGTTATTTAGCACGAGCTGCTTACCGAATTTTGTCTCGACATCGTCAGTCTGCGGCTCTACCTTAATCTGCCAGCGCAAATCATCTGAGCCTTTAAACTCCTTAACGTTTACTTGCTCGTTTTTACCAGCCATGTTTACAAATAACTGTGGCGGCGCATACTTTTTCATTAGCTGCAGGGATGCGTAGGCAATTTCAGTTAAAAAGCTTTCAAATTTCTCAGCGTAAATTACAAATTTCTTTTTCTGCTTGAGTGACCGGAATAAAAGCGCGTAAGCCTCTACTTGCGTAGGCTGCTCTTCCAGCTCTTCCTGCAGGTCTGCTATCATGTACATTTCTTTTATTTGGCTCTCAAGGTACGGTAGGAATTGGTCGCCCGTTTGTCCCGGTACAATAACCGGAGGTTGGCCAGTGATAGATTCGTACCTAATACCAGGTTTCGTGGCGCCAGCGCCCGGCTTACTTCCGGATAAGAGAAATACCTTCGTGTCGCCAATTGTGACCTGATGTTCTGCCATTTTACTCGCAGCGCGGTTAATCTCAATTTGGTAAGGGCGCAATTGCCTGATAATTGAATAGTGACGCGGGCTAGTTGTGATTTCGTCAAATCCTTCATAGATAATAGGGAAAAATCCAAAAGGAAGCTCTCCCTCCTCTAGTATGCCAAGCTCTGTGGTGATAAAGAAATATCCCTTTGGGTAATCGGCGCAAGGGCGGTAGTAAAACTCCCTTACTTGAGATAAATCCTTCGTATTCTTATGTGAATTATTTCCACTCTCAAAAACCCGAAACGTGTCTTCTGTCGCTTCTTGTATAAACTTTATCTTCGCGTCGTCGCCCGCATATTTTTTCTTTAGGTCTTTTATCGCAACCATTTTTGCAAGACCCATCCACGGGGAGTCTGCCATATCCTTTGAATTTTGGTCGCGGCGTAAATCAGGGCCAAGAATGGTATCAAACACTAAATCGCCGCTCATTGCGGGACGCTTAGACGGAACCATTTCCGGTTGCGAAAGCGGGGCCCCAGTAAGCGGGTCTAACTCAGGCTGAGACATTAATGGCTGACCCATTTCGTCTAGCTCAGGTTCCCACCCGATTTGAGTACCTGCATCCGGATCCCAAAATACTTTGCACGCGACCTCACCAATTTCCACGAAATCTTTTATCCATGTGCGAATCTTTTTGTTTACTTTATGCCGGGACTTAATGTCCTGCCACACGGCGTGGTGTTGCTCTGCTGCCTTTTGGTCTTGTATTTCTGTTTCATTCTTTGGAACTATTGCAACACCAGGGGAATGCTGCTGGATAGCGTTTCGATAAAGCTTAGTAATTTTTCCTATGTGGTTCTTTGTTATGCGGAGCCGTGTTTCGGGGGATAATTTTTTAGACTCGCGAATTCGGTTCCAGTAACGGCTGCCCTGTCGATTATAATGATCGCCAGCTACGAGCTGAATGTTTGTACGCTGTTCGGACCTAAGGTCTTTGTCGCAAGCTTCAGCATTTTTCCATACTTCGTTTAGGTCTTTTATGCTCTTAGGTTCTGTCTCCGGCATCGTCACCCTCTAATTGTATTAAATCCTCATACAACCCAGGATTAGCTAATCGCGCCTCTTCTAGTAAATCTTCATACTCTTGCTTTTGCCGTCGCCCCTTTACTTCCAAGGATTCTTCTTCGCTTGGACGCTCGACAATAATTTCCATCGGGACTGATTGTTCTACCTGTGCTTCTTGTTTTGATTGTGGTTGAAATTCTATCGTGAGGTTTCCAAATTGCAACCGGGAAACCATATTTACGCTACAAGACTTTATTATACACAGAATGTCTTTCGGCTGCAGAATTTCCATTTACAGTAAGTTAATACGTAGTTTTACCAAATGTCATGCAACTCTTGGATGCTTTCCATCTCGCGAATTACGTCGTAGCCTACTTCCTGCTCTTGGAAAAACATGTCGCGCCGCATTTCTGTTTCTGTTCTTTCGCGCTCGGGGAGTATGGGGATTCCGTTTATAACGGAAAAATCCCATGGGATTTTAGTGATGCTATAGCGTAGAGCGTCACAGAAATCGTCCTTAGCTTGGTTCTTCGGGGTTGCCTGCTTAAGCATAGAAAGTTCCGTGTAAAGCGGGGCAAGTTCCGGCGTATCAAAACATTTAAGCATTTTGTTTTTAAACAGCACGTTTAAATACTGCTCACCAATTGGATGCGATTTTTCCGCAGGCATAAAGCTCTCATTCATTCTAGCGGAAATGGTTGCAAGGTCTTTTGACGAATGATCGTAGAACACAGCGCTTATGGGCAGGTTAATTTCGGAGCGCATTTGTTGAAACAGAGTAACTACGTCACTCGCTGTGGTTTCCATGTTATCAAATCTTTGGCCTTTGAATAAAAAACCACTCTTAAAATCTGGTGCCGCCGCAACAAATACAATCGCGCTTGGGTGATTATCTATTCCAGAGCCAACGTCGATACCCACAAAAACATTATAGTCAGATGGAATAGTAACAGGGCTAATAATGTTTTGGGTTCTGCTAAAACTTTGGTACTTAAGCCCAGAGTCTAAAACGAACTTGCCATAAACCCTTCTAAGAATTTCCGCTTCAGACTTACAAGAGTTTTTTATTATCTGGATTCTTTCTTCTGTCCAAAATGATTTCGTGCCGTCGCAATACGTTAGGCAATCGTACATAGAGATTTGCATCTTTAGGGCATCTGGGAATCTTTCGCCGTGGCCATGAACTTCCATCGCCTCTCTCCAGAAATCTTGGCCTTGGGTAGCTGTGAATACGCAGCTAAAGTATCCGTCTGTGTGGGCAAGGCGTAGTTGCAGCTCCGGCCAGAGCGACTCGTCTAATTCTTCGTCACACCCGATATAATGCACTGTTCCGGTTTGTAGGTCCTGCACATTTTGTGAGTAGGTTTTAAAGTATATGCTCACGCCATTATTAAAGTGGACAGCTTGTATAAAGCCGCCCTTATACTCGTCCTTCCAGCCGTAGACTGGGTCATCTTTCATTTTCCCCCGGGGGAGAAATTCAGTCACCCACTTCTTTTCAAACTCAACCGTAGCAACGCCGCTAGACGGATAAAGATACCAGAGGATTCTAGGAATATTTGCCCATTCGGGCCAGAGGTTTTTCCAGTGCTGCGGGGAAGTCGCCCACTGAATCATCTTCTTAATTTGGATGCTGCTTTTTCCTATTTGGTTCGCAGCAACCACAAACACTTGCTTATTCGTACTCTCTATAAATTTCTTTTGCCACGGATAAAGCCTTTGTCCAAAAAGATGGGGAAGAAGGCTTGCGTTTTCTTCTGCAGCTAAGTGCTGCTCTAATTCTTTTTGGGAGCTCATTTTTTAAAATGCTTCTTTTCTTTGCGGCATTTGTCGCAAATCCTAACGGCGGGATGGCGCTCATACCTCTTGCAAATAATACAAATGTATTTTACTGGGCCGTTCATTTTTATGTGAGGCTATCACGTAGGGAGCCGATGCTCAACATAGTCTATACTCCCATCCTCGAAGAAGTACACTATAGGGCTGCACCAACACTCAGTATCCGGCTCATGGTACATCTTGGGCTTTCCATCTTTTCCATAATACAAAAGCGTGGGAGTTAGATAAAACTCACCGGCTTCGTCTAAAAGGTCTTTTTCATTTTCGTTTGGGATTCCCAATTATAGCATTTCGTTTCTTTTCCAAGAAAGCCGCTACGCGCTCAGCCGCTCCAGCTGTGCGCACCTGCCTAAAATCATTGCGGCATTTTGACGAACAAAAGAAATGCCTGATGTCGCCTATATATAAATCTATCGTAGCGCGTACATCCTTTGAGCAATTGGTTATTGCGCATTTGTACTTAATCATTATCTTTGGAAGGTTCCTTTGGTGGTGGTCAAACGTAAGTGGCATTATCTTTCTACCTCTGCTTTCTTAGCATCTCGGTGCGCTATTTCCGTGGGAAGAACTAAGCGGGGCTCAATTTGTGGCTGCGGAGGAGTGGGTAAAATAGAAAGCCTAGCCTTTACTTGCTCTAGGATTTTACGAACCTCTTCTTCAGTATTTGCTTGCGCGATAACTTTATTACCGTCTACTTCCACATTTAAATTAGTTGTCTCCTGCTTAATGCGATGAATGAGGGAGCCATGCTTTTGCTGTTCCAAAAACTGAAAGAGCTTAAGCTGTAAGTCCCAGACCTTAGAATCAGGAAGCCCTGTCTTTGTGCTTATCTCAGGATCCATCTTTGCAAGCTTAATTATTTTCTCCCACACACAATCTAGGGCGTACTGACTTTTAACCTTGTCTCTGTGGGGCTCAGTGATGATGTAGGCTAGGCGTTTATAGTCATGGAGAATTCTATTGAAGGTTTGTAAGCTGCAAGTTTCCTGATAAATATTTTTCATGAGCATCGCTGGAAGTTCGTCTGCGAGCACGCGGTTATACTCGTCCCAAAAGTTTCTACGTAAAACCGAATCAATGGCGCCGGGCCTTCCGTCTGGCTCGTCTGAGTAACAGAGATTAATTATCTCGTGCTCTTTTCTATTTAGAAATTCGTCTGGGATTTCTGCGATGCGGAGACGTAAATTTTCGGAGACGAGATTTAGGAGGGAGCGAGGATTAGATAAATCTAGGTCTTGGAATGCTGAGTCATTTTCACTTGTCAATTTTATGTCCCGTAAAAAAATCGCACCGAGTAGAAGCTAATTCTAAGAAAAGAATTGACCCCCAGCCCCCGGATTCTAGCCAAAACTTCAATATTTTCGGGCGTTTAGCTTTTAAGTGCATTTGACCTAATTTTCGGGCGTTTAGCTTTTAAGTGCATTTGGCCTATTCTAAATTTTCGGGCGTTTAGTTTTTAAGTGCATTTGACCTATTCTAACCCGAATTTTCGGGCGTTTAGCTTTTAAGTGCATTTGACCTATTCTAACCCGAAAAAGCCGCATGAATAGCTATACTTTAGCGAATAGGGAAAACCATTGGTTAAAGTACAACTATGTGCGGTTCTTTTGGTTAGTAGCGTTTGGTACCAGCCTGGTCTGGGGTTTGTTTAGACCATACCATAAGCAGGTAAGATAAGGGGCATGGTTGAGTGGTTGACATACAGCGCTTATAAGGGGCCATACATTATATGTGCGCCTAGTAATATGCTATCACTGGTTGGAATGGTATTGCAAATCCGAATACTTAGCTTGGCATTGCAATGAAACGTGGTTTCCTTGCAATGCTTTTATGGGTCGTTAATTGTAATTTTTACCGTCGTTATAATATTTATTATGTAAACTACAAAATCCGTCGCAATACACGTTCACGACGAATGGGACTCGTCAATGGGGGAATAGATTTAGAGGGGGGAATAGAATCTATTCACCCCTCTAATCACGAACGTAATTACCATAGTTAAAACCTATAACTGACCAAGTTAGCAAAAGTGCAAACAAGTTATACACCCTCTTCTCGTCGATAGAATTCAATTAGTTAACCACCAAACTTATATTCCCGTCTAGGAACTGTCGATATCGTCGACAGATTCGTTTGCAAGCTTAAGCCTAAATAGTTGGCTGTTTGATTGCAATACTAGTTACCAAGGAAGTGAATATGGAAAACAATACGAAAATCCAAGAGAAACTACAGAAGCTGGCCCTCAAGAAATCCATTCCGTTCTGCTGCGGATGCTACAAAGAGGCCCCCACGGGACAATGCCAAGCCTGCGGCTCTGACGATCTTGCCAGGCTTTTACCTGGAATCGGGATGGACTGGGGCACCGACTGGATAATTCGCTTCATCGTTAAATCCGAACTGACGCCCGTGAA